CGTAAGCATCCATAAGAAGCTTGTATCTCTCAAGTTGGCTAATAGCCGATTCATAGCTAACATAAAGTTCCTCCTCAGAATTAATATCTCTGCTGAATCTCATGTTGTCCCACTTAACAGGGAAGGTAACGATAACATTGTGTTCATCTACAGGATTTGTTACAGTATGATACCCTGCCTCTCTCAATCTTGGGAGAATAGGATCATTAACAGAAAAGTTTACATTGTTAAATATATATTTTCCTATCGGTTTGTGACATCCCTCAGTAGTATCCATGATCTTACTGAGTGTCCCACTAGGTTTGATAGTAGTCACATTCTTAGGTCTTTGAGTTCCTAGCTCATCTGCCATAGAGTAGGCTCCATGTACTGCTATATTTTTCAGTCGTTTATAGTCGTAATAAGCGAGGTCTTCACGGCTGGCGATGCCTGTAAGTCCCACTCCACAAAGCCTGAGGTACTCATTGTTTTCGTGCCAAGTTCTTTGGAGTATTCCATCATCAAGATTAACAAGGGTTTGCCTATAGTTCGCTCTAGCGATGAGGAAGATAGCTCTTTCCAATCCTCCAGAATCTTCTCTAAATTTGGATAGATCGACTTCGGACAAGTTACAGAAACTTTTATTTCCAAGTAGGATTTCTGCACATGGGTTGACTCCGGTGAACCAAGGTGCTCGTCTTCGAGCTTCCTTTCCATTGATAATTCCAGGTTCTGAGCCACCTGATTCTTTAATGATTTTAAAGACTTCTTCGAGTTCTTCATGAGTAGGTTCTTCCCAAAAGACTACAGAGTTATTGGATTGACTTCGATGAGGAGTATCTGCTAGGTTATCCTTAGCTCTAGCAAACTGCTCCCACTCAGGAGTGTTGTGATACACCAAGGCTATCTCAGCAGATCTCCTGCTGCTTAATACAGTTCCTAACCAGTTCATTACATCTAGAATATCCATCTTAGACAGGAGTTGTCCCGATTGTTTATTTAGAATTTGAACGATAGCTGAGTATGCTTTAGAGATGGGTCCGTCTCCTGAGCTGATCCATCCATACCCACTGAGTCGTAGTCCTGCTGGTCTGAGCTGAGTGAGATCGAGCACGAGCTTTGTAGCTTTCCCTTTGAAAGCCAACAACTTGCCAATACTTTTTGCCCACGCTTCAGCGGAGTCACCAATTGTAATAGTCCAAATCCCTGTATCGCTATCGAAAGATTCTCTACTTCCTTCATGTCCTCCCTTCTTAGTACGTTTACTCCTGATGACTTCAACTTCTTCAATGGGTTTGGTAAAGCCTGATATTGTTCCGACAACAGGTGTGAACCCAACTCCACACCCCTGTAACAAGAGCCACAAAGAGTCAACAACATCGTGAATAGTCTCCACTTTTAAATGAGCACAATTAAACTGACTAGCTTCTCTCTTCTTGGCTACATCAGTTCCACCTAACCACAAAGTCCTGCCTGACACCATGACCTTACGTTCCAACAGAAGTTGTCTTAGTTCTTTTAATTCTGGACCAATTCCAAACTCAGTTTCAGCAGCTCTATTCCACAACCAATTTTGATGGTCTATAACCCTGCCTACAGTTTGTTCCCAAGTTTCATAAGCCTCATCCTTGTCATCTAACGGTCTATTATAAGTTCTCCTCGTAATAACTTGTGCTCTGACAGAAGGTTTATTCATACACACTCCTCTAAGACAGGTGGTTTATAATTTTTTCCTTTCAATACCTTACCATGTTCACACTTGGTAAAAGGATACTTACTCATATTAGCTTTATGAACAAGAGCATATGCTTTGTCAAAATCCATACCAAAAGAAACAGCAGTTCCTTTAAGAACATAAACTACATCACATATTTCTTTCAGGAAATCCTGTAGTAATACATAGATTTCCCCTTGATCTGTATTCCCTTCTAATTGAAAACCAACTTCAGCTAATTCCTGCACCTCTTCAAGTATTAGCTTCATCCTAAACTCCAATAGTTCTTTACTAAATGGCTCATCAATAGCCAACTCCATCTTCTTATGAAACTCTTTAACTTTTTTCATTGTAATAATATTCCTTCATCATTTCTAAACATTTAATGGCTTTGTTCAGGTCTTCTACACCATTTTTATCCTTGTGCCTGACCACATATTTTACCACACTACCCACATCCATACCTAATTGATTCTCTATAATAAAAGTCCAAGGGTCTATCTTATACTTGGCATAATACTTAGGTCTAATGCTAGTGCTTCCACCCACCCATTGATCATTTAATTTTTCGGTTGCCATAAAAGCACCTCTTCCTTTCCAAAATTATAGTCACTAGTTCGTAAAATTCTAGCAACCCTAGCTTGAGTTAAAGCATGATCTTCAGTTAGTCCTGCTTTCTCGTAAGCATCTTTAATCGTCTGCCACTTAACCCCTTTAGTTAGCAGGAGTTCCGTAGCTCTCTTAGGTCCTATTCCTGGACACCCCTTGTAATTATCTACTGAATCTCCTGTTAAAGTTTGAAAGAAAAACATATGATCTGCCATCTTCTCATCAATTACTTCAATGACCTCTGAATCCATGTTGTAATACTCACAAGGAATCGTAAGCATATCCTTATCAATAGAAATAATTATATTCCTGTCAAACTTTCCATCAGTAGCAAGGATACCCAAGACATCATCAGCTTCCAACATAGGTTGAGTCTTGGTAGTATATTTTTCTTTTAGATAAGTCTCCAGATGATTATATCCTAAAGGCTTCTTACTATCTTTCCGGTTTAATTTATAATCGGGAAAAATTTTTCGCCTAAAATTATTTGCTCTATCTGAAAAACAGATAGTGGTAGTAAAATCTTTTCCTACTCCTAGTTTCTCCTTCCATTCATTGATCATAGCATCAGCTTGAACTTTTAATTCATCTACATTAGTAGCTGTTGTTAAAATTCCATCATCCCAATGAACCACTGTCTGTACTGCCCAACATACTTTGTATGTAAGTATGTCTCCATCTATCAATAGTCTCAAAGTATCCATAATAATCTCCCATCTTTAAATGTTCTTGGTAGTGACATTCATCACATAAATATTTACACTTCAAGGATTCTTTTAATCCTATTATAAAATTACGCTGAGCTACCCTAGAAATTCTAAATAGTTTTGTCTTAGGGTCAATATGATGAAAATGTAAAGACCTTTTTAAATCTATTTTACTACAATGTTCACAAGTAAAGTTTCTTAACAACGCTAAAATATACATTCTTACTTGGTATCTATACGCACTATACCCTGTTGTTTTTCTACTCTCATAAGGATTTTTAGAAAGTAAAAACTTATGAAATCCTAAACATAATTTTGCAAGCTCCTCAAATGTGTTAATGTGTTTCAGCCCAATTTCTTCCAATTTTAGACGTTCCACTAAGAGGGCATCCAAATTCATAATAGTCTCCAGCTCTCGTGATCGCTTGTTCCGCTTCCGGTCCGATAAATTTTTTGGCATACCTCTCCTTGCATTCGATTTGAAATTCATCATGGATGTTAGCTACAAATTCATAGTCATCTCCAGGTTCTAGCCCCATTAATTGTAGCCGTTTATCCAAGAGAATCAAGGCTGTTTTCATCAGGATGGCTCCTGCACTCTGAAGTAAGGTGTTGAGAGCGGAATGCTCAGATCGAACACACAACCTACGCCCATCAAGCCCAATGAGATAGCCTCTACGTCTGAATGTTTGTTTTGCTTTATTTGTGAGGTCAGAAAGACCACTGATGTTAGAAAGCAGTTTTTGCTTACCCTCCTTACCTCTTTTTGTGTTTCCTCCAAGTATGGCTCCAAGCTTTTCATTTCCTGCTCCGTAAATGAATGCATAGAAAAAAGTCTTCGCTTGATTTCTGGAACTGATGCCAAGCGCATTCTTAGTGAGGGAATGTACATCGCTTTCACTCTCCTTAGTACCTTCAGTCGCTGCCTTTGCATATACACCTCCATCATAGCGTTTTAAATATCCTGCTAGTGCTCTAAGTTCTAAGCCGTCAGCATCACACCCAACCAAGACCTTATCCTTGGATGCCTTGAATAATTCCCTACACTCTTTACCAAACGGACTATAAACAGCAGGAACCTGAGCTAAATTAGGAAAAGAATGAGTACACCTACCAGTAACAGCTCCATTGGTATTTACATTACCAAAGATTCTCCCTTCTCTCTCCAGTTTCAACCAAGCGTTGTCACCTTCAGCCAGTTGAGATATTCTTTTAGACAGGAGGAAGTGATAAAATAGTTCATCACAACCTGGATAGGGGAGGGACCTTAAAACTGTCTCATCAATTTTAGGTTTACCATTAGGTGTAAAGGCTTTTGGAACCCATTCATAATCTTTTTGAAGTTTGTAGCTTATATGATCTCTACTGTTAGGATTAAAATCTACCTTCTCTATCTTATTAAAACTTTGACCAGCAGTATAACCTTTAGCTTTGTTATCTTTCTTCGGAGTAAAGCTTCCTAAGTCCCTGTACCAACTGCCAAAGCGTTCCTTTAGCTTAGTGCCTATTTGTTCTTGTTGTTTAAGAAGCTTAACATATAACTCTTGTCCTTTTTCAACATCAAAAGAAAAACCATTCTCTACTTGTCTCTGAATAACATAAGCAAATTCATGTTCTAACTTGACAGCCTCTTCAGAACAACCAACTTCACATAGATGATCAAACAAAGTAGAAGTAATAGCTACATCCCTAGCACAATAGTCTGCCATTTCATCAGTGAACTTAGACCAATCAGTATCCTCATGGTTGAAGTCACCCTTCAACATCCCTAATCGGTAGCCCCAAGCTTTTAAACTATGAGAACCATAAAGTTTAGTAGGAATGTATTTCTTCTGAGCATCTAAAGTCATCATGTTAGAATAAGCTAATCTTGACACTACTAAAGTATCGCTTATCTTTGTCTCCTTATTAGGGGTCCAGCCTAAAAGTTTCTTTAGTACCGGCAAATCATACCCTAATATATTATGTCCTACCAGACCCTCAGCTTCAGACATCAACTCTAAGGCTTCCTCTAAGTTATCATACTGATACTCATTAGCAAACACCTGAGAAGCTTGTGCTCCTTCTACTGTCAT